GCTGGTACAGATTTTACAAGCGGTGCTGCCTCAACGACTTGGTATTCACATGTAAATGCTAATGCAGCAAAAGGTCATACTGTAAATATTGCAGATTCAACTTCTAATGAATGGTATATGACAGGATTTCAAGTTGAAGCTGGGTCTGTACATACAGATTTTGAATTTGAATTCTTTTCAGAGACATTAAGAAAGTGTCAACGATATTTTCAAAAATTAGAACTTCATGGTTCTCATGTTGTTATGGGTAATGACGCAGCAAGAACAAGCCGAATACCACAACGTCTTGGAACAGTAATGAGAACAACACCTACGAGTCAAAATTTAGTTAAAGATACAGCTGCTGTTCGAACTAACCAAAATGGAACTTCAGGTGGATCAAATTTTAGTTCTCCATCTGCTGTTTCTCCAAGAGCTGATGACATAATTGAAATAAACGTGCTTTGTGGAAGTGGTGGATTAAATACTGTCCACTATTCAGGTGCAACAGTAGAACTAACTGCAGAACTTTAATTTATTATGACTTATTCTTACAAATGGTTTGATGATAGAAAAGACCTCATAGAACGTACAGATGAAGGAGGTAATATATGCATTATTCCAATTGAAACTGCAAACACCGATTATCAAGAATACCTTGAGTGGGTAGCAGAGGGAAACACAGCTGAAGCTGTGGATACAGAAACATTAACTTGGGATAGCATCAGGTCTACAAGAGATCAAATATTAAGAGATACAGATTGGACAATGACAACAGGTGCAACTGTAGATCAGGCTCAATGGGCTGCATACAGACAAGTCATAAGAGATATTCCTCAAACTTATAAAGATAAAACTCCTGATGATGTTGTATGGCCGACTCAGCCCTCAACAAAAGGTCCTAATTCTTAAAAATTAGTCTCTGTAAAATAGAAGAAGCATATAAAAGATTTCAGTAATCATGCCGTATATAGGTAATAATTTAAGGTCAAATACTGATTACAAAACTATTGATGATATTTCAAGTTCATTTAATGGAAGTACTACTTCATTTTCTTTATTAGTTGGTGGAGTTGCACCTACACCATTTCCAAAATATGAAACACAATTATTAATATCTGTTGGTGGTGTAATTCAAGAACCTGATTCTTCTGGTTCAACAGGATTTAGATTATCAGGAACAAATATAGTTTTTAGTTCTGCTCCAGCTTCAGGTGAAGTTTTTTTTGGAGTTATTTTTGCAGGTGCAGACTATTTAAATGCAGGTGGTACATTTCCTGACGGTACAGTCACAGTTCCAAGTATAACCTTTTCCTCAGACACCGACACTGGATTCTTCAGAGTAAGTTCTGGACAGATTGGTATTGTAGCTAACGGAGTAAAGATTGCTCAGTTCCCAACAGCAACAGGTAATTCAGGTCAACTCTTATCAACAAATGGTTCTGGTGTACTTTCCTATGTTGATCCACCTTCTGGAGCTACTGGTGGTGGAAATGACAAAGTGATATTAGAGAACGGAACAGCATTAACAACTGACTACACAATCGGAACTACTTTCGGATCTACCTGTAATGCTGGTAGCTTTGGACCGATTACAATTAACGCAGGCGTGACGCTCACGATACCTAGCGGTTCAGTTTACACGGTGGTTTAAATTATGCCTATTACATTAAACGGATCAGGAGCAGTTACAGGACTTACAGCCTTGCCAGATTCAGCAATGGCAACTGGTTCTGTAATTCAAACTGTGAGCAAAATTAGAACTGGATCTAATTTTAGTACTTCATCAACTTCAGCACAGCACGTCTCTGATTTTGATGCTGATTTAACACTAGCGAGTAGTAGTAATAAAGTTTTTATTTTAATAACTGGCGGATTTATTTCGGTAAGTGATAATTATGAAAATAGAGTTCATATAAAATTATATGAAGGTTCTGTTCAAAGTAGTGATGAAATTTTTGACGTTTTTCATGGAGGTTTGACCTTACAATCGTCAGCAACTCATCATTGCCAAATGGCTGCAGGTGCAGGTTTTTATCATAGTCCTGGAAAAACTAATCCGACTTATAAACTTTCTATACAATGTACAGCAGGTGGGTCAAATCACATAATAAAAGCCGTACAAGATAGGGCTGTAGTTACTTATTTTGAGGTGGTAGCATGAGTTTAGATCAAGACGCAGTAAGAAAAGCGTATCCTGATGTTGTCACTATTGATAACGATAAAGCGTATAAAGAAGATGGGTCTGAAGTAACTCTTGTTCAATCTAATATTGACGCTGCAAGGGTAACACTAGATGCTGAAGCGGTTGCAAATAAATATAAGACCGACAGGACAACTCATGGCTCTACTGTTTACGCTTCTTTTGGAGATCAACTTGATATGTTATACAAGGATATTGTTGCAGGTAAACTAGATACAACAGGTACGTGGGCAACCCACATAAAAGAAGTAAAGGACGCTAATCCAAAACCATGAGTTCAATTAAATTAACAGCTGATTCTGGAGGAGGTACTTTTGAAATTAAGGCTCCAGCTTCTAGTGCAAATACCAGAGTATTAACTTTACCTGATGTAAAAGACCTTACTTTAGGTGGGATATTAATGTTTGATCAATATAGATTAACAACCTCATTTAGTGGGGCTAGTGAACCTATTTCTAGTAATATTGAAAGAGTTGATACATTCAGTCCAGCATTAATAGGCTCTGCAATGTCAGTGTCATCAGGAATATTTACTTTTCCTTCTACTGGTATGTATGAGGTATCTTTTCATCTTGTAGGGAGAATGAATGGAGATTCAAGATTCCAAAATGCTAGTTTAGAGGTAACAACTGATGGAACAAATTTTACCGAAGCTGCACGAGGAGCTAACAGTTTTTACAATGGAGGTGCAAGTGTCCTTAGCTCTTGTGTAGCTAAAGTTTTCTTTGACGTAACTAATACAAGTACACATAAAGTTAGGTTTGATGTCACTGTAAATAGTGGCAGCACTGAGACACTTGGAGATACAAATAACAATCAAACTTATTTTACTTTCAAAAAATTTAGTACAACATAATGGACATTAACGGCAGACCTAATCACATAGAAGATTATCTTGTTACTGTTAGAACAGGACAATGGTTCGGGTGGTCTAATTCTAAAAATAAAATTTATGCAAATTTAGTTGTAAATGATGGGGGTTCTAAGCCTACAGAAAAAGAATGTACTGACGGATTAACTGCAATGCAAACTGCATGGGATTTAGAACATGATAGTTATAGATCAAAAAGGAGGGCAGCATATGATACACTGCCTAATCAACTCGATTTACTTTGGCATGCAATAGATGCTGACTCAGATTTGAAATCCAAGTTCAGTGCATTCTATAATTCTATTAAGAAAGTAAAAGACGCTAATCCAAAACCATGAGTACATTAAAAGTCGGAGGAATAAGAGGAGTATCAGCATCATCGGATGCGATAACAGTAGCTAATGATGGAACAGCAACAGGCAATTTTACTAATCGTAAAGGAAAAAATTTAGTAATTAACGGAGCTATGGAAGTGGCTCAACGTGGTACGTCATCTACGTCTGGAGGTTATCAAACTGTTGATAGAATTGAAGTAGGTTTTGCCGATACTGATGAAAACCCAACACAGTCACAAGTAGATGTTGCAAGTGGAACTACACCTTACACATCAGGATTTAGAAAGGCATATAGAATTACAAACGGAAACCAAACAAGTGGTGCTGGTACTTCTGACATTATAGATATTAAATACTCTATAGAGTCCCAAGATGTTGCAAAAAGTGGGTGGAATTATACTTCAAGTTCTAGTAATGTCACTTTACAATTTTGGATTAAATCGAGTGTTGCACAAAACTTTTTTGGTCATCTTGTAACTAATGATGGAACATCACAAAATTATCCATTTGAAACAGGTTCTTTAAGTGCTGATACTTGGACTAAGGTAACAAAAACAATACCTGGTAATTCAAATTTACAGTTTGATAACGATACTGGAAAAGGACTTGAGATAAGAATACTTCCGTTTGCTGGCACAGGTAGGACAGCTAGTAGTGCAACATTAAACCAATGGGCAGCTTATGATGGAGCAGCAAGAACTCCTGATAATACAAGCACATGGTACACAACAAATGATGCGACTTTAGAAATTACTGGTGTTCAGCTTGAAGTTGGCAGTGTGGCAACAGATTTTGAGTTTAGGTCATTTCATGAGGAATTATTAAAATGTTTTCGCTATTACAATAAGAAAAATCCTGGATATGGAAGAATAGGTCACTGCATTACTGGTACATCTATTGTATTTACTATGGATTTACCTTGTGAAATGAGGGCAAGTCCTACAATTACAAACGAAGGTGGATTATATTTTGCCACGCAAAATGGTGTTGCTCTCGGATTAACAGGCATTAGTCATGGCAGTGCAGCTACTACAACCGCCAGAATTACTTTAGATGTAAATAGTAATGGGTCTGCAGGTAATAATGCATTTATTTGGTCTGGTAACACTTTTTACATTTTAGATTCGGAGCTTTAATTATGGCATATCCAACAGATCCAATTTATAAGATTGCTAAAGATACTAGATTTTTAGTTGATCCTTCTGAGGCAAAAGATGGTGTTAAGCTGACTAAAGATGGTGTTGAATCTTACATACCACCTGATTCTAATAATAGACATTGGCAAGAGTACCTTGAATGGGTAGCAGAGGGAAATACAGCCGAAGCTGCTAGTTAAGCTGGTTAGTTAGTAAAAATAACAGTAGAATAAAAATAAGAGATTTTTTTAAAAAATGCAGAAAATTTTTAATGCAATAGCTGTTGCTTCGGGTGTAGTTTCTTTAACCGTAATAGGAGCTGGATTAGGCATTTATTTAAATAAAGATGCAATTATCAACAACATAAAAGAGAAAGCGTTAGAAGCGGTTACAGGCAGAATAGGGGATACTTTAGGTGATTCATTACCAATACCTGAAACAACTGGAGGTGTAATTCCAACATTACCTAAAAATCCATTTTAAAATTGTCTGAAATAAATCAAATAAATATAAATAAATTAGAAATAATTCCTATCAATAGTTATATCAATACGCCTATACAATCGATACCTTTTAATCCTCCTGTAACTTTAACTATTGGTAATCCAATAATACAAGTCCCTGGTTGTGTTGTATTTAATCCTGCTAATGAGAAATCAATAAAACTTGTAACTGAAGATGATAGAGGTAATAGAACTTTATGTGATGGAACTGTACCATATTTTTTTCCTATGGATTATGTTCCTGAAGATTTAATTTATGTACAAGATGCAGTTGCACCTAATGTAACTCAATCTCCCGAATTAGAGACTCCTCAACCTAATTTAGATAATATTCCTCCACAAAAAGAAGTTGAATGCCCTGCTCCAAATCAACCAAGAGTAGGAGACTTAACACGTAATGGAGAAGAGATAGTTGTAGGTCATCAATTACAAGGAACAACTTGTGTTGTATTGTATGAACCAAGTTCTCCAATAGAAAAATTACTTCCTAATACTAGTCAAGTCAGCACTACAGCAGCAATCGCAGTGGTAGCAACAGCTTCAGCAGCAGCAACACCCTTGTTATTAAGGTTAATAAAACCATTAATAAAGCAGTTATCTAAAAAAAGATAGAGAAAGATTTAAAGGATTAAAGAGAAAAAAGAAACTTATTTCGGAATCTCGTGCTGATGATTAGGTATAACACCATGAGGATTTGTAACTATAATATCTGAACATATTTGAGCAGCTGGACTTGATGGATGAAAGGTCACTCCAAGCCTTTTCTGCTCGGCACAATGCTTTAATCTAGCCATTTCAAAGTCTAATCTTTTATTGGCTATTAATTGTTTATTTAATTCATTTTGAGTATTAGCAGCCTTCAAGCAGCCCTCATTATGACGTTTATCTAATGGTACGGTTATGTTCATACTGATACCCCATCCAATACTATGATTAGATTTTTGGCCTGTTCTAGTTGGTTTGTAATAAAGTACATTTCCAGGATTATCTAATAATCCATCATTATTTATATCTGAAGTATCAAATACTGGATCCATATAACTATCTTCATAAGGTTCTTTCCATGAGTCTTGTAATGTAGCAAATGGAGTAATACTAAGAGTTGCCCCCTGACAGGAAACTCCATTTCCGTGAGTATTAGTTATGTAAGGACCACTTAAATTTTGGACAGCTAAATTAGAAACACTGCCACTGGAATTTGCGACGGGGTTTGCTGTGGCTGACACCCCTCCTACTTCGTTTGCATAGATAGGAGTACTAAATATATTTAAAGCAAGAAGTAAATATTTTACTGGCTGAAGGTTGAAACCGTGTCTGTGACTGAAGTTATTTCTGTTGTTCTTTGTATTATTGTCTGAGATTTTAATCCAGGTTGGCTCAATGTAGTTGTGAGTTGCCAAGGCTTGCTTGAATCTGTCACTGTAAAGTTTGGCATATTGTTTGTATTTAGATTTGTCCACGTCGAATTTACACCATTTACTGACTGTGTAACACTCTGAGCTGGAGGAACCAAGCTACTTGCATCTGTACTAATGTTATTACCTGTTACGGTATATTGCCACCCAGTTTGATAATCAATGACATTTATGGTTTCTGTGACCGTAGAAGTAGTCTCTGTATGACTCGTAAGACTACCAGTCTGAAAGTTGGGAACGACTGGTACGGCTTCTACAGACGCATTCAGTGAGCTTAATACGACCACAGGTATCACACTTTTCAGGGTCTTTATCATCTTCACTTTCTTTAATTGCAAAAGCATGATCCTTTAACTTCATTTGATACTAATCTCGCTCACAAATTGTCCTGTAGCTGTTGTTCCTGCACCCCCTGCTGTTAGACCAATTGTTGCACTGGAGTCAATAGTACCAGCTAAATCTCCAGCTGTCCCTGCAGAAGTAGAAGTCTGATTGGAAAAAGGACTAACAGCCCCTGTAGCTGGAGCAGTAGTTACCAAGGCATCTCCTTGAGTAAAACTTTGAGTGAAACTAAAGCTTTCGCCAGCAGTTGCTTGGACAGCGGATAAGGTTGGAATAGAGCCAACTCCTGATGTGATTGTCATAGCACCAATAGAGGTGGTAGATGATCCACCTTCAGGTGTGTAACTTGTTGTGACATTATTTCCAGAAACACTATATGTATTTCCTAAACGCTCTACGTTTGTTGCACTAGCGTTGACAGTAAGCTGTACACTAGCCGATAGCTTATGAGTGATATCTGCCTTTGATGCTGGTGCAAATATCAATATCAACAAAGGGAGAAATTTTCTCATTTTTCTGTACTTATTGTTTGCTATACATAAGT